TGCACATGGATCGTCAATAACGATGTCGTGGAATGGCTGGGCATCGCTTCGGCCACGGCCAACGACACGGCTTTCATCACCAGCTGTGTGTCTGCAGCCAACGCCTACGCCTACCGCCGCCGGCGGGAAGCGGGGTATTTCGACAGCCTGACTACGGTGCCTGGTGGTGACGTGAAGCTGGGGACTGTCATGTTCGCTGGCAGCCTGTACCGCGAGCGCGGCAGCGTTGACTCATTCGCGTCCTTTGAGCAGATGGGCAACCCGGTTCCGTTCGGATCAAGCGGCCAGATCAACCGTTTGCTGGGCGTCAATAGGTCGCAAGTGGCATGACGGCCACCGGCATCTTCTCGGACGCTCAGAGCACTCTGGTGGCGTCACTGACCGCCCTGGGGCTCAAGGTCGTGACTGACGTGCGAAACGCACGGCCAATCACCGTCCTGATCGAGCCCCCCACGTTCACCTGTTTCAACAGCAACATTGCCGACATTGAAATCGGCATCAAGATCCTTGCCGCTCCCCCGGGCAACCAGGACGCGGCGGATTACCTCATCACCACTGCTGACACCATCATGAACAGCAGTATCAGCCTCATCCGGGGCATCCCAGGGGTCATGCTGATCGGGGGGCAAGAGGTCCCGACGTATGATCTGACCGTCCGAGTAGGAACGCAAAGGAGCTAGCCAAATGGCGGCCACGACTTACCTTTCCCAGCCGGCGTCGCTGACCATCGCCGGCGTCCAGCTTGCAGACCAGTGCTCAGCAGTCACGCTGACCCTTGGCCAGAACCCGCTGACCAGCACCGCCTTCGGAGACACCGGAGAGCGCATGGTTGGTGGCCTGCAGACCGTTGAGGGCACTATCACCCTCTACGTCGACTACGGCAACAACAGCGTCGAGAACACCGTTGCTGGCGAGATTGGCGCTGGCGACACCGAAATCGTGGTGCGCAAGGATGCTGGCGCTCCCGGGGCGGCGAACCCTGAGTGGACGATCAGCAACACGATGATCGCCAACTACCCGATCACCTACACCGTGGGTGAGCTGCAGGTCATGGAAGTGGCATTCTCGGGTGGCAGCTTCGTGCGCGACGTGACCACCTGATCATCAACTAGGGGGAACAGATGGCTGAGCAGACGGCAGTAAACGGGAACATTGCCTTCACGACTGATGCGGGTTCCTATGTGGTGGACATTGCTTCGATCAAGAACACCGTGGCGTTCGAACGCCATTTCAACGTGTCGGCCCAGGTGCTGCAGATGGCACCTCGGCTGGAATACATCGCTTTCCTGGCATGGACCGCCGGCAGATCAGCTGGGCTGCCTGTGGCCGACACGTTCGACGGGTTCTTGGACGAAGTGCGGGACCTCGAGGTCATCGACACCGATGAGAAGGCAGATGCAAACCCTACGGACGGGGGACAGTAAGCCGGGCGCTTGCCGTAGTCCTGGCACAAACCGGCTTCTGGCCCCCTGACGTAACCTTCACCATGAAAGACCTCAACACGGTCTTGGAAGTCCTGAGAGAAAGCAGCCGCTGATGCCAGCGACCATCAAGACAGAAGTGGTGGGGGTCAAGGACACGATCAAGGCGCTGCGACAGGTTGATCCCGAGTTCCGCAAGGAGTTCAACCGGGCAGCCAAGGCTGTGGTTGCTCCAATGGTTGCTGAGGCCAAGGGCTTGTATCCCCAGCTGCCGCTGTCGGGAATGCGCCGGGCATGGACTCCAAAGGCATTCAGCATCTTCCCCTGGCAGGTTGGCAAGGTCCGTAGCGGGGTCAAGGTCAAGACCTCGACGCGCCGCGATAAGAACTCGGTCTTGTATGTGTCGCAGGGGACGCCGGCGGCTGTGGTGTTTGAAACCGTGAGCGATTCAAAGCCGCTTGGCACGAACATCAGGGCTCGGCACTCCAAAGTGCTGTGGCCCACCGCTGAAAAGCACGCGCCAAAGATCGCCCAGGGCATTGATGAGATTGTCCGTCAGGCCGAAAAGACCGTGCAGGGGATGGTGGGCTAGTGGCGATCACCATTCCCATCCTGACCGACTTCGACGGTCGCGGGCTTGATCGTGGAATCAAGCAATTCGAACGGCTTGATGGCGTGGGCGCGAAGGCTGGCTTTGCCATCAAGAAGGCCGCAGTGCCCGCCGGCATCGCACTCGCCGCGCTTGGCGCCGCAGCGTTTGACGCGACCAAGGCCGCTATTGAGGATCAGGCAGCCCAGGAGCAGCTGGCCCGCACGCTGGCGACCTCAACGAAGGCCACTAACACTCAGGTCAAGGCCGTTGAGGACTTCATCACCCAGACTTCAATGGCGGCAGCGGTTTCTGACGATGAGCTGCGCCCGGCGCTTGCCATCCTCGCCCGGGGTACTGGTGATCTGGAAAAGGCCCAGCAGGGGCTTGGGCTTGCCCTCGACGTAGCCGCCGGCACCGGGAAGCCTCTCGCGCAGGTTTCAGAGGCTTTGAGCAAAGCGTATGCGGGAAACCTCAAGGGCTTGAACGCTCTTGATCCGCGCATGAAGGAGCTCATCAAGAACGGCGCGACGGCTGAGGAAGCCATTGCCGTACTGAGCAAGACCTTTAAGGGCGACGCAGCGGCGTCTGCAGACACCGCCGCAGGCCGTTTCAAGGGTCTTGGGATTGCCCTGGACGAAACCAAGGAGAGCGTGGGAGCTGCGCTTCTGCCGGCGGTTGAGAAGATCCTGCCGGTGCTGCAGAAGTTTGCGAAGTGGGCTCAGGAGAACCCCAACGTGTTCCTCGCCATCGCTGCAGCCATTGGCGTGGTCGCCGCCGGCATCATCGGACTGAACGTTGCCATGATGATCCTTTCTGCGAACCCGGTTGCCCTGATCATCGGGGCAATCGTGGTTGCCGTGGCCGGGCTCACGATTGGCCTGATTGCGCTGTACAAGAAGTCAGAGACTTTCCGCGACATCGTGACCGGCGCATGGGAAGCGGTTCAGAAGGCCGTCAAGGTCGTCGTGGACTACCTCAAGGGGCCGGCGGAAGCCGCGTTCACCATCATCAAGGGCGTCATCGACACAATCAGCGCACTGATCAAGGGAGACTTCAGCGGCGCATGGGATGGGCTCAAGACCGTCGTGGGTGGCGTCCTTGACGGGATCCAAAACTCGCTTGTGGCTTTCCCGCTCAAGATCGCTACCGCCGCGCTGGACATCGGCAAGGCAATCGTCAGCGGCATCGCCGATGGCGTCGTCGGGCTTGCCACGAAGGTCTGGGACGTAATCAAGGGGATGCCAACTGCACTCCTGACGCTGGCCAACGCCTGGGTCGAGGGGCTCGGCACCATCGGCGGCGCGGTCATCCAGTGGATCAAGAACGGCGTGACGGGACTGGCCGGCGCGATCTGGGACAAAATCAGCGGGTTTGCAAGCAGCTTGAAAACGCTGGTTTCCGAAAACGTCGGCGATACGCTGTCAGGAATTGGCGACTACATCATCGACAAGATCGTGTCAGGCGCTAAGGCCGTTGCCAGTGGTTTGGTGACTGCGCTGAAGTCAATTATCAACGGCGCTATCAAGGTCGTAAATGCTGCCATTCGTGGGCTGAACGGGGCTTCCAGCGTAATCAACGCGATTATTCCTGGTGGCGACCCGGTAGGAAGGATTCCCGAGATTCCTAGGCTGGCGAAGGGCGGGATTGTCACCCAGCCCACGCTTGCCTTGATTGGTGAGGCCGGGCCAGAAGCGGTCGTCCCGCTCAACGGGTCCCGGGAGTTCGGCAACATCACCATCAACATCGAAGCCGGGCTTGTGTCTACGCCCGACCAAGTGGGCCAGCAGATTATTGAGGCCATTCAGCGAGCGCAGCGGCGCTCAGGGCCAGCGTTCGCAGCGGCATGAGCCTTCCGACCATTCAGGTACTGGTGGGCTTTGAGCAAACGATTGACTTTGCGACGCCTTTCCAGCTTGACTCGCCGACGTTTGGGCAGCTTGACAACGACACCCTTGGCGGCATTCAAATGCTGGACGTCACCAGCATGGTCAAGGACATCATCATCAACCGTGGTCGCAACCGCGACACCGAGCAGTTCAACGCCGGCACCGCATCGGTGGTGTTCTACGACCCCAACCGCGACCTTGACCCGCTCAATGAGGATTCGCCGTATTACCCCTTTGTAGGTCCGCGCCAGCCCATTGAGGTCTACGCAAACGGCCTGCCGATCTACGCGGGGACCATCACCGACTGGGATCTCGATTACGACTTCACCACGCCCGGCAATCGCATGACCGCGCAGTGTGCTGACAACTTCACAGTGCTTGCGAACATGACGTTTGCCGCATGGGCGCCGGTGGAGCAGCTTTCAGGAGCCCGAATTACGGCAGCGCTGGCCCGTCCGGAGATTGCCTATCAAGGCCCGCGAGCCCTTGACACTGGCCAAAGCACGCTAGGCGGAACGCCGGGCGGCGGAGGCGCCTACGACGTACAGCAGGGGACAAACGTGCTGAGTTACCTGCAGCGCGTGGCGGCTTCTGAAGGCGGATTTCTGTTTATGGATCACGCCAACGTCTTGACGTTCGTTGACCGTAGCCAAAACATCAATCCGTCATCTGTTGCCGATTTCACTGAGGACGGCACTGGCATTGCTTACAGCTCATTGCTCAACCAGTACGGCGACGAGCTGTTGTTCAACAGCATTCAAATGCAGTCTCCGGCCGGCAACGTGCAAGTCGCATCCGACGCCGACAGCATTGCTCGATACCAAGCATCCCAGTACTCAAAGCTTGATCTGCTCAACAGCGATACGGGCGAAGTTCTTGATCTTGCGAACGCATTTCTGGCCACGCACGCCAACCCGGTGTTGCGGTTCACTGGCGTCAGCCTGCAGCTGGCCGCGTATGACGTCGCGCATCAGAACGACGTCTTGGCGTTGGACTTGGTCGACATCGTTACCGTTCAGAAGTCTTACGACGTTGGAAGTCCTGCCAGCATTACCGAGTCGCTGATTGTGAGCGGCATCAAGCATTCGATTACGCCAGGTAGCCACACCGTTTCCCTGACCTTCGAACACACCGATTCGCGGGCATACTTCACGTTGGACGCGCCAATTCTCGGGCAGCTCGACAATAACTTTCTCTATTTCTAGGAGGGGCCGTGGCCTGGACTACACCCAAGACCGACTTTTCACCCGGAAACGTACTCACCGCCGATCAGATGAACGCCATTGGCGAAAACCTGACGACCATCGGCGGAGACTGGACAAGCTTCACCCCGACGCTTTCCGGAGGTTGGGCATTGGGCAATTCCACGTTCGAAGCGAAATACATTCGGGCTGGAAAGCTTGTGGTGTTCTATGCCGGCATCACCATTGGCAGCTCCGCGACTAAGGGGACGACCATGCTTGCGGCATTGCCGGTGGCCGCAGCAAATGTAAACACAACTATTGGCGTCACTTCCTATTTTAACGACGTTGGTTCGGGTATTTACCCGGCTCACGCCGTTTTGAACACCACTTCAGTCATTGAGCTAACGGTTGTGGTCACAAACCAGACCTACGCACAGATCACTGGTGTCCAGGCGACAGTCCCATTTACTTGGGCAACCGGAGACGCTATCTATTACGCCGGAACGTACGAAGGCGCCTAAGTGAGCCCCGAGGACGCGCACACTATCCGCCAGGACATACGGGAATTGCGCGATGCGCTGGCGACCGTGGAGAAGCTTCAGCGTGAAGCGAATCACCGCCTGGGCAAGCTCGAGGGGCGCGTGTTTGAGATCGAGCTTTGGCGTGCGCGTCTGCAGGGCGCAGCTGCAACCAGCCGCGTCGTCTGGCTTCTGGCCGGCGGCGCAATCACCGGCGTGGCAGTCGGCATCGTGAACAACACCTAGGGGGGACCGTGATCAGTAACGGCCAATACACGCTTCGAAAGGCGTCGCACTACCTCGGCGCAATGGAAGGACCGCCCAACCGGAGCGGCGACCCCATAGTCAATGAGTGCCAGGCGCCGTGGGGTTGGCCCGATGGCGGGCAGCCCTGGTGCGCCATGTTTGTGGCGTTCTGCGTTGCTCAGAGCGAAGCTGATGCGAAGTACCGCAACGCTGCAAAGACGATCATGAGCCCATCGACCGCCGTGATGGTCAGCAAGGCCCGGGCCAAGGGCTGGTATGGATCGTTCAGCAAGAACACCAAGCCTGGGGACCTGTTCATCATTGACGGCCTGCACGTTGGGTTTGTCAACGCACTGAACAAGGACGGGACCTTTCAGACGATTGAGGGCAACGCGAGCAACGGTTGCCGCAGCCTCATTCGCAGCTGGGGGGACGGCTGGAAGGTCATCAGCATTCCCGGCGTGGGCACCCCGGGCGCAGCGGCGGTAGTCGACGGCTACGGCTTCGATGACACGCGGGTGAAGATCTACGGCGGCTGGCCGACGCCAGAGGCGCGTGACCAGCAGCTGCGGAAGTTCGTCAAGGCTAACCCCGACTACTGGACGCAGGCGATCCGCATTCAGGCCAACAGCCGCTTCGCATTCCGCGCCGGCCCCGACGGGACGTGGGATCGCTGGACGTTCGGCCCATGGCTTCACAAGACTGGCAAGCAGACGCGGGATGAGCAGATGAAGGCATGGCAGGAGAAGCACAAGGACGCCACGGCACGACCGTGGAAGAAGACCTACAAGGAGTCATGAGCATGGCGCCCGAGATTGTCCCGCCCTCCACTGTCGTGATCGAGCCCCCGCCGGCCGAGCCCACGGACTACGACCCGAAGAAGGAGTCAGAGGAATGACGCCGAAGATCGGGCCAAGCACGATTGCCATGTTGACCGGCGCTGTGGTGGTCATGGTGGCTTTCATCGACACATGGGCTGAGGGCAGCCCAAACCTCTGGCTTGCCGCAATCTCGGCGGGCCTCACTGCCATGCTGGGGGTGCTTCGCAGCTGGCAGGCCGTTGCAAGCGAAAAGGGAGATAAGCAGTGATCCGCACCGCTACGGCTGCAGCTCTGGCCGCACTGGGAATGGCAGCCTTGCCTGCCGCCGGCACCACCACACCGTGCCAGGCGCACACCGGCAAGAGCAAGGCAGCGTGCATCAAGCAGCACAAGAGGAACCAGCTGGACTGGCCCGCGAAGCCAAAGGAATGGGAGATTCAGCGCCGCATTGGAATGGTTCAGTGGCGCAAGGCCGAGCGCGTGGCGCAGTGCGAAACCGCCGGCAATTGGCAGCACTATCCGCATGGCCGTTACATCGGCGGCATGGGCATGTTTCGCTCGACCTATGGAATCGGCCAGGCAATCACCGGGTACCGCTGGGTACACCAGGGCGCAACAAAGGCAGAGCAGATCGCCGTTGCCTATGTCGTCGCGCAGCGGTTCGGCTGGTCGGCATGGGGCTGTGGCTCCGCGTGAGTCTGTAGCCTCAACTCAACAGCGAAGGGAGATCGCTATGAATGACCCACACACAGACAAGCCCGATCCCGGTGAGGAATGGGCGCTCGAGCTCCAGATGGAGCAGGACCGCGTAGACCGTGCCTTTGGCCGATCCATGGAAACGCTCTACGAGGAGTCTGACTGATGGAACGCATGAGGCTGTGGACGTTCTACGTCCTGTTCGTCTTTGTCGTGGCGTGGTTCACATACACGCTCACAACCGTCTTCGCCGCATGGCTGGCGGGGACGATTCACTAGGGGGAACCAGTGGAAAGCATGAGCTTCGACGAGCTCGAGGGCATCCTCGATGAAGTCGCAGAACGCGCCAACCGCGAATGGCGTGAAGTAACCCGCCGGGCGATTGAGTTTCTGGCAGGCCGGGGGCAGGAGTTCACCGCAGATGACGTGTGGGCGCTGATTGAGCCCATAGGCGTCACCACACATGAGCCCAACGCAATGGGCGCGATGTTCAACCACGCACGCCGGGACGGGCTGATTGAGTCCGATGGCGTCTACCGACCGAGCACTAGGCGCAACGCACACAGGCGCATGGTCCGAGTATGGAGGGCAGCAGCATGAGCGACGAGACGCCGGCAGAAGTAGTGCGCCTGG